AGTCTAGTTGACCAGTATAAGAGTTGACTGCATAAAATTCACCACTAGGAGAATGATCGAAGTATTTGAATCGAACAAAGACCTCAGAAGCTTGTGCACTATCAAGACCACCACCACCCCATACTAATCGAGAATCATCGTAGTGGGTTAATCTAGTACCTGCATCGAAACTGAAGTATGGGAATAAGTCTTCACCATCAGAATCAATTGCACGTATTCTTGAAATTTCGTAAACGTCTGATTTACCAAGATTCAGTACGTCAATTCCTGGCCCTTCGTTTGATAGCAAACTAGTAACAGTGTCACTGGTAAGTGTCTTAGTTTTCACTGTTGCGTTTGTCTTTGTAACGAATAAGATTACTTCGTAAGCAGTGTTCTGAACTAACCCAGTGAAATTAACCTGAGAGTTTCCAACAGCAATATTTGCAGTTGCACCACTAGCAGGGAACTCAGTAGAAGAAGCGATAATGATATCTGCTTCACGAGTGAATGATTCACCTGCATCTGTAAGAGTTATGTTATAGGTTGTTTGACCGGCACCTGTCGTAAAGTTTTCTTTACGCATGAACGTCATCGAACAATTTGTGAAACTCTTAGGTCTCGGTAACGGTGTGTCGATCATCAATGCCGTTTTTCTTGGTTCGAAAAGACGGGTCTGTCCACCAGTTGCTAGAGGCACAAGGTTTACTAAGTCACTGTTTGCAACAGACTTAATAGACTTAACGTCCTCCAGAGTTTTAGTAAAATCTGTTCGGGCAATATTGAATAGGTGAACTTTATATTTTAAGTCACGCAAAAAGAATTCTTGTCGGAGACCTTCACCAGAGTATCTCTTACCATTCAGACCTTCGGTAATTGCTCTTACGTTAGCGAGTCCGATCTGTGATCCGGTACCGTCAAATCCACTGTAAAGTGTTACTGATTCTGCTTTATCAATATCCAACATTCCTTGACCACTGTCAAAGAAATAGAAGTTACCGTAATCAATACCAATTTGTTCGTCTTCATCGACAATGGTATCAACTGCCTTTCTGAGAGGTATAGACTGAGTGACCGTAGTGGATGCTCTGTGACCGTCAATATATGCAGTGCCGGGGTCGATCTTCATCATCAAGTAATCGGAACTGATATTTGCATTCGGATCAAATCGAAGTTTCCAGTACTTCTTAATGAAGTCCCCGTTAATTTCTTTGACACGAGTATTGACAAATTTCTTTATCTGGTTGTATCCGTCTGTAGACTTTACTTGTCTAATGACTCGACCAGATTGTACAGAACAGAAATAAACAAACGATTCACCAATCGCAAAGTCAGTTCGTTTGGTTAGAATCATTCGTATACGATATCGGTCTGCGCCAGGCGAAGCACGGTTGGGTGTTACGTTTTGGTTATCGTATAATGCCTCAGTATCGTTAACAGTAACAATATCTTGTACAAGTTTAAATCCAATATCAGCAGTTCTGAAGTTGGTGTACTTACCAAGGAATATAGTTTGTTTTGGTATGAAAACAAAGTGTCCATTTACATAGAAGGTAGACTCACCAACAGATATTGTACTACCGAAACCCAATGCAGGGTTCTCAGTCGTATCAGTTGACTGTGTTACCATGTTGATATCTGATCCGTTAGAGATCGTCTCGCCAGGCACCAGAGTGGCAGCAGTCTTAAATCTTGTTGACACAGACACACGAGTTGGGTTATCTAGGTACTGAATGTATAATGTATCTGGATCACCGTCTATGGCAGGTACCGCAAAAAGAACTTTAACTTTAAGTCCAGATGTAGCACCAGTTAACGTGACACCTTGCAATGCAGTAGGATCATCAAAAGCGTTGTTTAAATCAGATTGAATCTTGAAGAAGGCATATGCATTGTTAACAGATACACCACCCGCAGAAACGGGTACACCATCTTTTTGGAAGATGTTGTCGGCAAACCTAGAGATTTCTTTCTGCAGAATCGTCTGCATCTGTGTAAGTTCACGTGCCTGTAGTGCACGTCCTGCATTAAACAGAATTCGATGATAACCGTCAGAATCATTATAATCGTCTTTATACGAAGATCTAAAGGTTTGTTCAGTGAACGTATTAGCCATTTCTTATTCCTAGATAGTAATTACTATTTTCAAGTCTTCGGTTTGATCGTTCGACCTAGTGACTGCAGATCTGTTATCAATATATAGCATATCTCCAGAGAAGGGATCGAATTCCCCTGCAACCAAACTCGTTATATTTCCGTTAATGTTAGAGTTACCTAACACTTGAATCTCTTCTCCATTCTCGAAGGGAATAAATCCAGTTGTAACATTTTGATGATACCAGATTGAATCTGAATCATTGGTGTCGTTGATGATACCAACCGCACCAGATGTCTGACCTTGTATCTGAGATTTCTGTACAGTAGCCTTGACAAATCCAGATCCATCGTGTATAATCTTTTTGAGTGCGAGAGCAGAAGCAGTAGTAATGTTTGTACCTTCTGCACTATCAACTTTAGGGTTACGCAGTAACAATACTTGACGGAAGATCTCATCACCAGTGATGAAGTCATCGTTCTCTCTACCGTCTGGTTTAGAGTTAAACATAACACCACTTGCTTTCAAATCAATAATAGGATTCGAACCAATACCCTTGGGGTTTGGTGTTAGAATTGCACGACCAGTACATGAGTCACCACCACCACCTGTTATGACGATGTTTGCGTAGTTGTATTCAGATCCGTAGTAAGAATTCCCTGAGTTACCTGCAGAATCTTCTTTTACTCGAATGTCTACAATAGATTCACCTGCACGGACTGCGTATGCTTGTGCACCTGTACCGTCACCTATGATTTCTACTTTTGGTGCCGAGGTATAACCTGATCCGGCATTAGTCACACGGTAACTTAGAATCTGTCCACGTACTGCATTGTTTTGTACAATCTCTTGTTGCAAGTCTTCTGCAGGAGAATCGGAGTCAGTAAATGCAACATACTGTACTGGTTGATACTGCGAAGACAAGAACTTATCGGCACGTAGTGCACCGATAGAATATAAGAACTTCCATGTGTAACCATCCGAAGTACGGAATGGGGATCCTTCAGTATTACCTCTAGGAGATACTGTAGATAATTGTGATGTACCGTCTTGTCGTTTACCTTGTTCAAGACATATGTAAACTTCGTTGTTGTCATTGATAACATAGAAAGGATTCTCTGGGAACCCAACATCGTTGTCATCAAATGCAGAATAGATGAGGTTTGCAACCCAAGTTCTTCGTGGAATTACGTAAGACAAATCCTCAATCAATTTGATAGACTGCATAGAATTACGTGCAGTTCGGACATCCGCAAAACTATTAGTCGGTACTGCAGGAATATCAGAATCGTTCCAATCTTCTGCTCTACCAATAGCTGCGTAGTATCTCACATTGTCAGAGTCACGGAAATCATCAAAGAGATCATCCAAGACTTGTTTTTTAAATTTGTCTGAAATTATTGGCATCTATCTATCCTAAGTATTTAATGTTGCGCCTATATTGTTTATCACAATCCATTGGTCAGCGAACCATCCTAATGTCACCGCAGAGTTCTGAGGCATTGTTATACTTGCGTATGCCGCAAGGTTGTTTGTAGTTTCGTTAACCGTCTGGGTACCATTACCCTTGTTCACGAGATACTTAATCTCACCATTTTGACCAGTCGTTCCATCTGAAAGAGTTATTGTACCCAGCGATGGATTGTTAAATAGTGTCACTGGAAAATTAGAACTGGTTGCACCACCATTATTTAGTCCTTGTGTAGAGAGGACTAATCGTGAATCTACCTGTACACCACCATTACCCGTACCCCTCAATGATAGAGAAGAACTAGATTGTCCGGCAGCCTGTACGAATACTGGTTGTCCACTAGTGGAGTTTTTAATCCTTACAAAGTTTACTGCGTTCGCAGAATCTTGGAACTGCAGTAACTCGTTACCCGCACTGTCAAGAATATCCTTACCAATGATAGGTCTGTTTATAACAGGACTCATCAATGTCTTATTCTTAAGCACTGCAGCGTGATCATTGAAAACAAATGTATCACTGTCTGTTAACAGAGGAAGAGTGATTTCCCTATCTGCTGGTAACTCATTAACCGCAAGAACATATCGATGATTAGAATTTGTGTCGTTGATACTAGGAGTAGAGATGATAGGACTCAAGATAGTCTTATTAGACAAGGTTTGTGTTGCAGAGTCCATGACCAATGCACCGTCATAGTTCGGAATACGAACTTCACGATCCGCAGTCGGGTCATCGGAACGCAATCTAAGTTGGAAGTTATTTGCAGATCTTCCTTCAAATACAATTGCATCCGAATCGAAATCCATCAAAGACATCAATGCTTGACCGTCACCTAGTTTGGTGTAGATCTCATCAAAGTTCTGTTGGATTTTCAGAGTCGCAGTACGGAGTGTATCGCCCGTACCATCGTTTGCGATTGTTCCTCTGTTTAGTATCTGTTTAGTCATTCTCTTTACCTAAAGGTTTCATAGTTCTATTTATACTAGTATTGACCATCAATTAAGTTTCTTAGTGACAATTCTGAATCTGAGTCACCAACTGGGGTTAAGCCACCACCAAACTGTAAGTTGTCCGAATCAATACGATTTATTGTTGGATTCCAATCGAATCTCTCCTGATCGATTGTCTCTGTACTTGAGATGTCGAATCCGGTAGTACCTGTACGTGCATTCCAAACATCTGAATCTTCTCCGATAGGAGTACTTCCAGTGAAGATACTTGTTCCATCTGAATCATCATCCAACGTTGGTGAGTTGGGTGACAAGAACTCACCCATACTTGAGTATAATCTGTCTAGTTGATCAACTGTCAAATCACCTACGTCATTAAGATCGTTACCCGTAAAGGCCGGATAATCTGAAGATGGTGATCTACCACCACGTCCAGATCCCATAATCATACGGAACTGGATGCGGTCACCTGTAGTATCTGTTGGATTATTGATATCAAACAATGCAGTATGTTGTGCAAATCCTCTCTCATCAAAGTCTGCAGTACCTTCCAATACGATTGGTGGTTTGATCGCTTCGCCTGGGTCGAACTGTAATTCTTCAAACGATCCAGTACCTACGATCTGAGTCAGACCTCCAAGATACATCCCCGCAGGGTGGACTAACAACTTATACGCATCCCTCCACTGTGCAACTGATAATTCTGAACGGATCTGAATTGCATATGTTTGATACAGTTTATTGTCCGTTAAATACCTAGCAGACTCCGCACCTACTTTAGATTCGTTCAACTTAAATATATATTGTTTCGTATAGACCACATCTGGCTCTATAGAAAAAAAGGTCTTAAAGAACTGACGGATACTATATCGGGTACCCTTGGTTCTGTAGAGATAACTAGAGTACTGCACTGCAGTACGTTTGTCATCAAACCCCTGAAAGTAATTCTGTCCCAGTAGATAGTCATCTTCGAAGTATTGAAGAAGATCTCTATCTGTCTGAGTAATATCTCTCGTTTCAAAAACATTATTTAGGAAACGATTAAGTGATTCATCCTGTTCTTGAAGTTCAAAATACTTCTTCAGAAAGGTTACAAACTTAGGGTATTCCTGCAATACAACAGAAGGAAGAAGAGAATCAATCTGTTGTTCTCTTACATTTAAATCCCTTCGGATTGTATCCTTTAATGTCTTGTCTGTATGACTGATCATTTAGTTACTCGCAGTTGTCCTGAGTCCTTTAGCACTTAACCTTGTATTGTCGTATTGCAATATGTACTCTCTTTGTGGTACAATAGCACTTGCATTCGCAGGTACACAGGATAACTTAATTATTTTACTTTCGTCTGATTTAAAACCTTTCAAATCTACCCTACCCGAAGAGGGGGTATAGTATCCTACATTATCACCGCCTGGCGCAACTTCACCAGTCGAAATCTCAATAATCTGTAATCTAGTACCACTAGTTAATGAACTCCGTGCGGATACAGACACCGTACCAGACGTTTGTGCAGTATTGGTTGCGGTAACTAATCCAGTTGCGGTTACTGTTTCTACGACATCTTTCGTGACAACTGGTCTACCGTAAATATCGTAGGTAACTCTACTAGTCGATAATGTAGCTGTTGCAACTGGTTTGACTAACTCATTTCGAATCTTACAGTTCGCACCATTAAATTTAAAGGTTGAACTTTCAATGATTATTTCTTTATCATCTGGATTAGCAATAGGTACAGGGAAACTAAACGCAAAGTCCTGTTCTACACCAGAAGATGGTTGGAACCTTTGTTGCATCTTGATATCTGCACGAGAAGAAAGAATTGCATTACTAACTTCATCGACATCTGCAATCATTTGTGACCTACGGAATGCTTGACCAAACTTACCAACATTCGAAGAGAAATAATTGGTCATTGTATTCCTTACTTTTTCTTGCAACGCATTGATTGACAAGTTAGTATAATCTGGGTTATACTGGAAGAATACATTTGCCTCAATAAAAGTCTTAATAGGATCTGTATACTTCAGATCAAAAGACGCAATAGACAACTGGTCTACTAAGGTATGGATATCTTCCTTAGTCTGATTAATGATAGTCTGAGACACATCTGGTTTAAATTCAATTGACAGGAACGCAACACCATATTCTGGTTCTAGGTTATCCTCTCCACCCCACGCAATGATATCTCTGATCAGTGGCCCATATGTTCTCATAACAAGATTACCATAGTCTACGTGTGTAACCATACGGTTCTGAGTTGCATATCGGAAAGGGGCATTCCTTCTTATGGAATTAAGTTTCTCTTTATCGGAACCACCAACAGACTTACTTGTTGATGAAACAATAGGCAACCTTTCAAGACCAATACCACTAGGTGGTTCAGTTACTTCTACAGTATTAATAGGTTCAAATATCTTTGCACCATTTGCGTTCGCACCATCTACTGAAAGATACTCTACTGTGATCTTAGCACCCGCTTTTGGTACTGCACCCAATGTAGATCCATTACCAAATGTTAGTTCGAAGAATCCGTTCGGTGCTTCTTTGAGAATATATGCAGGAGTTGTTGCAGTGATATTAGTTGCGGTTTCTAGATTTACATAGGTAGTAAAGTCTGGTGATGTAGCACTCTCGAAGATTTTTACAACTGCAGTCGATCTATCCATGTTCTCATCTGGGATAATATACAACATTTCCTCACCATCACCACCGGCAAAGAATGTCTTAGTACGAGCAATACCCTCATAGATAGGAATGTTTCTGTCACCATTCAGAGTCTTGAATTCGAAGAAGTTGTTACCGTCATTATTGCCTTCGATAAGTTCCTGAGTCTGGAAGATATATGTTGCGTCTCCTACAGATGCATTAAATTTATAACCAGATGCAATCTGTAACTTCTCAGGTACGTTAGCCTGTGACTCACCCAAGTTAAACGATATATTGACTCTTGCTTGAGATGCAGTTTTTGATGCAGGAATATATCCCAGTGTTTCTGCATGGGATACTACACTGGATCGTAGCTGTGCAGTATTTAGGAATGACTCGTTTAATGCAAAGTTTGCAGTCAATCCATTAATGTGTGTGTTGTAGGCAAGTACATCCAACAGGTTAGCAATACCAGATGCCTCAAAATCAAAATCAGCAAACTCTTTTTGCTGTTCCATATAAGTCTTCAGATTATTCTTTATCGATGTAAAGTC